CTCTTGTAGGTAAGGATGAGTTTGAACCAAAACAACCACAACTTGAGCCTTTTCCTACCGTAGTAGACGCTCTTGGCTTAAAAGACGCTAGGCCTGACAGAACAGAGCCACAGACAGTTCCTGTGGGCCCGGGTGGGTTTCCTGAAAGAGGGGTAGCAATACGTGCTTTTGCTTCTGTTGGAGAGGTTACGGTGACAACATGAGCTTTACTTTTGCGACACTAAAAACAGCGATACAAGATTATTCTGAAAATACAGAGACTACATTTACTAATAATCTATCTAATTTTATTAAGATCGCAGAGGAGCGCATCTTAAAAAATGTGCAATTAAGTATATTTAGAAGAAACGCTACGGCAGCTTTTACTTCAAGCAGTGAGTTTTTAGCGTGTCCAAACGATTTTCTTACACCCTTTTCTTTGAGTTTTACAGATGCAAGCAGCAACAAAGTCTTCCTTGATTACAAGGATGTAAATTTTATACAGACGTTTACGCCAAACTCTTCAACCACAGGATCGCCACGGTTTTATGCTTTGTTTGATACCGATAATTTTATCGTAGCGCCTACTCCTAGTAGCAGTTTTGCGGTCGAGTTGCATTATTACTACAGGCCAAACAGTCTAACAGCAGGAGCTGATTCTGGAGAAACATGGTTAAGTACAAATGCCCCTAATGCTTTACTTTACGGTAGCTTGATGGAGGCGTATACCTTTATGAAAGGTGAGCCCGATGTGATGCAGAATTACGCACAAAGGTTTACGGAAGCAGTTCAATCGCTTAAACTATACGGCGAAGCAAAAGAGGTTAGTGATTATTATAGAACAGGTATGGTTATGAGGGATAAACAATAATGTTAATGGAGCTACCAAAAACACCAATAGTAAACATACAGACGACAAACAATAGAGGTTTCACGCCGGAAGAGGTGGCGGCTCGTTGTGTAGATAAGATTGTTGAGGTTGGGGACAACGCTGCGCCAGAGATTAGAGATCAGGCGCACGCATTTAAGTCTCATTTAGAGAAGGTTATTACTTTTTATATGAAAGAAGCTATAAAATCAGATAGAACCACTGTGTGTAATGCAATTAAAAACGCAGGTCATGAAAAGCTTGCTGAAATGATAAGGAGATTATAATGGCTATATCGCAGGCAATGTGCACCTCTTTTAAGGTAGAATTATTAAAAGGTGTTCACAACTTTACAAATAGTTCAGGGAATACTTTTAACATAGCTTTGTATACCTCTAGTGCTAGTCTAGGCGCAGGTACAACAGCGTATACTACTAGCAATGAAGTATCAGGAACAAATTATACGGCTAAAGGGCAGGCGCTTACCAATGTAACGCCTACATCATCTAGCACGACTGCATTAACAGATTTTGCTGATGAAACCTTCAGTAATGTGACGCTTACAGCTAGAGGGGCTCTGATATTCAATGATAGCGCTTCAGGTGATCCGGCGGTGTGTGTATTAGATTTTGGCTCTGATAAATCAGCATCTTCGGGAGATTTTACTATAGTTTTTCCTGCGGCTGATTCTAGTAATGCGATAATAAGGATAGCTTAATGGCATTTGTAATAGCAGATAGAGTTCGTGAAACGACAACGACTACAGGCACAGGCACGATCACTTTGGGTGGTGCAGTCACAAACTTTGAAACTTTTGCTGCTAATCTATCTAACTCTGATACAACCTATTACGCTATTGTTGATAATACAAATGGTGCTTTTGAGGTTGGTTTAGGAACATTTACATCCTCTGGAACTACCTTAGCACGATCAGTTATAGCAAGTTCTAACAGTAACAATCTGGTGGATTTTGGTGCAGGAACTAAAGATGTTTTTATAACAGTGCCTGCAAGTAAGATGGTGGTAGAAGATGGCAGTAACAATGTCGCCATAGGAGGTACGGTAACAGCTACAGCTTTTAGTGGTAGTGGTGCAAGTCTTACAGGTGTGGATGTAGTAAACGACACAAGTCCTCAGTTGGGAGGAGCATTGGACGTTCAGACTCACGATATTGTAACTACATCAAACAGAGACTTAGAATTAGCACCAAACGGAACAGGGAAAGTTGTTGTAAAAGGAAACGACAATCAAGGTGCTATACAGTTTAACTGCGAAGCTAATTCACATGGTCAAATTGTTATAGCAGCTCCACACTCAGAAAGTGCTTCCAATACACTGACTTTACCTAGCACAGGGGGTAATGCTCGTTTAGTGTCAACATCCTCGACTGCTACCTTAACAAACAAAACCTTTGGCGATAACGTAAGTTTTGGTGACAACAATATCACTAATGTGGGCGATATAGCTGTAGACTCTATCAGTCCAGACGGAACGGATATAAACGTAGCCGTGTCCGACAACTCAGCTACAGCGTTTACAATAAAGCAAGGGTCAGATAATTATTTAGTTGTTGATACAGCTAACAGTAGTGAGTCTGTAGCAATAGGAACGGGAATATCTGGAACTGCCATATCTATAGGGCATACCACTTCAGAAACAACAGTGAACGATAATTTAACGGTTACAGGTAATCTGACAGTAAGTGGCACAACTACAACTGTGGATAGCACAACCATAAATGTCCAAAACACATTAGTCTTTGAGGGTTCTACTGCTAATGAACACGAGACAACGCTTACAACTGTTGATCCTACAGCCGACAGAACAATAAGTTTGCCAAACCAATCAGGTACTCTGCCTGTTCTTGCAACAGCTAGTACAACACAGATCACATCGACACCAGAGGAGTTAAACCTACTTGATGGTGTGTCAGGATTAGTACAGGCTGATTTCA